CGCCACGACTCGTTGCTCGTGGCACGCACCAACGTGTTATTCGTTCTTGAGTTGTCTAGCTATGATGTGGTTGAGCTCATCATTATATAGTTCGATAAGACTGCACAACAGTTGTAGTTTCTTTTGTTCTTGTGGTGTCGATGTTCCCATCGATTCTTTTAGTCTTAGGTCAGTGACCTTAGCTTCTAGCAAAGCCAATGTTTCTTGCACTTCATCGTAGCTTTTCATTGTTGTTTTTCTTTCTTATTGTGTGTGTACAATTCGCTGGCTCGTGCTCGCTTACTTGGTTGAACTATCTTGACTGTCTTGACACCAGGAACAGCCGTACCATCACAGATATCTTGAACCATTGTGACTAGTTCTTCTGGTGTGTAATCGTCTGGATTGAATTCGTATGGGTCGTATTCGTATGTGTACTTAGTCATGATGTGTGGTATGTGTGGTAGGTACATTGCCCACCACGCTATTGGTTATTAGAATTCGTCTTGGTCTATCTCGCCCAAGTTGTAGTCGGTGTCGATACTATCTGCTATTGAGAAGAGAGCAGCTAGTGTCAACCCGTCCTCATCAGTTTCGAGCTCGTTAACGTCTGTCACTGTTGGTGGCAAACTATTAATGACTGCGTCGTTCATTACTTTGTAATTAGCGTCCATCGTTTTATACCCCTTATTGGCTACGTGCAAGATGTGTGGACTGTACACATCCTGTAGGTAACCGCTAGGTGCGGTACTGACCAGTTTATAGACTCTTGGTCATTGTCGTACTTCTCACGTCCGTTAGTGCCTTCCGTCCCGCTCCCAGGTGCAAGCTCTTGAGCTCTTTAGGGTTTCAACCTTTGCCGCTACTTGTCCGGCTGGCGTTCTTCTTTCGATGCACCTAATCTAGCAAGAGGAATGTGTGGCTGTCACGTTTTTGTTACATTTCTTTACACTTAATTTGGTACAAATCCTATAAGCATTGGTGTGTAAGCATCCTAGGTTTTATCAGAATAGGTGTTCTGGACTTACATATATTTATAGGATTTGGTCTGATAGATAAAAGTTATCAATCACCCCTCTTTAAGAATTTTTGTCTATAACCATCCTTCGGTTTCTACAGTCCCATACCATACTTGCAATTGACAAGTCAGCTTATGCGTACAACGTGTTATCCTTGCGTTTGCGTACAATTGCTACCATGTGTGCGTGTGTTTTGGAAGACCACTGCCACGGGGGGAACACGTACGCTGCTTGCTTGCTCTAGCCTAATAGCAATTTTGTACACACATCCCGTACCAATAGCAAAAGCCAGCACGTGCATAACACACGTGCTGGCAACGATAGCCATCTTGTTCACACAACCATTTCAGGGTAATGTCCTATTCTATAGCAGGGCTTACCAGAACTATGCAATGAGTAATTATGCTCAATACCCTAGGGTATTTCTCTGAACTACTGCTCAGAAGTCTTATTTAGGAGTTTTGCTAATGCTCTACTTTGTTTGTTTTGTTCTTCGACATCATCGAACAAGTCCTGGATACAGCTATCCTTACATTCCGCACGTCTGCGTTCACTGTACGCTTTCCGTATTTGGTCAAGCTTCTTCTTTTGCTCGTGCGTTAACTTTGGGTCATGATAACTCATGTCACTCTCACTTGCTTTCCGTAGTTGTTGTAGTCAAAATACCAACCTCACCGACCCCACCCCACTACCCGAAGGGCAACGAAGCCGAAGGCGAGTTGAACAACCGTGAATAACATCGACGCTTTCAGCTTCGTCGCTTGCTCCTCAGCTTCACCCCTCCGGGGTCGCTAGATTCACGAGTAGGTTACTCACGCTGGGCACAATGCAACTGCCCCTCAGTTTAGAAGGTTTCAGCAAACTTGTCAAGGTAAACACACACTGAACTTTGTTGTGTATTGATTAGTCCTAGTGATTGGTTGTGTTATTGATGGTTGGTGTGACACTCACTTCGTTCGTGTCTGTTGTGTTGACGGTGGAGGCTCGCTTCGCTCGCCCGTATGCCCTGGTACGTGTCTTCTCTTTTTTATTTTTGACACCTCCATCTACAATAGAGGAGGTGTGTTCAAGACATGGGATGCGTATGAAACCAATACCTATAGAAACCCTGGCAGTGCAGTTTGGTGTAACTGAACCAGAAAGCATTATAGATACGTACATAGAGGACGTAAAGGACTGGCACTTCAAAGCTATGGCTGAAAAAATAAACAGCAAATTTGGGAACGTGTCAGTTATAGTAGAGTATAGTAGTTGGACTAAAGAGTACGACGATTTTGTTAAAGTGGTTGTATACCGCAAGTTTGCTCGTATCTATGAATCCGCAAGCTATTTCACAAATACCTCCAGGTGCTGACATAACTCGTACGCCAGACGCGAAGATAGTCACTATCAACATGACTGGTGGAGGTGTTAACATCTATATGTGTCCTCCCGACACACCTTTAGCTATAACAAGTCAGACAGTTATGAACAACACACCAGCGAGTCTAGTAACCAGCGTCACTGACACTTATCCGGTACCAGACACTCGTACTGGTGTGTCTCTTTCTACTAATTCCGACAACCCGTACTTACCTAACGTTATCGCCAAAAACTTATGATAGACTATACACGCATAGCGTACGAAGCTTATGTAGACTCTACAGGCGGTGTTAATTATCAAGGACTGCCTATGCCAAAGTACGAAGAATTGCCAAGCAATATAAGATCAGCGTGGTACGCTGCTGTACAAGCCGTGATAAATGAGGTTCGTAAATAATGAGACCAGATGTTACATGGATAGAGAGCCCGAACTTCACACCTGGTCGTGGGTTAGCAACCATAGACTCAATCGTGTGTCACAACACTGATGGTAGCTTTGAGTCTGCGATAGACACGTTCAAAACCGAGTCTTCGGCTGTGTCAGCACATTATATAGTCGCTCGTGACGGTCGTGTCGTACAGATGGTGCTTGAAAAAAACACTGCATGGCACGCTGGCGATCGGGCGATGAATCGCCGATCAATTGGCATAGAACACGAAGCTGACAAAAACCACACAGGCTTAACACCCGAACAAGAAAAAGCGTCCCTAGACCTTATCGGGTACCTAGTAGGCAAGTACAACATTGGCTTGTCTTACATACACACTCACCGTGTGGTGGACAGGATAGCAGGCGGCACTGACTGCCCAAAATGGGTGTGGCCAACAGAGCATGATTTTGCAGTATGGAAGGAGAAGATACATGACCACGTCTCCCACTGACATCTACCTAAAACGTGTCCGAATCCACGGCACGACTGAAAGTAACCGCCAGCCTTTGGAAGACTATTCTAGAGCCTTCCAAGACCAAATGAGTGTAATATTAAAACAGAGGAATCTGGTTGTGGGACGCTCAAAACGACTTGAAGATTATCACAAGCGTAAGCGTGAGCAGAAAGCACCTATAAGTTATGAGGGTGTACCGGGTAATGGGCAGCAGTAAGCAGAGTGACAGTTCTAAGCAGTTGGCACAACAGCAAGCGCAGGAAGCCGCACAACAACAACAGTTTGTGCAACAAGACAACGAGCGTTTGCAACAGCAGCAACAGCAGTTTCAACAGTCTCAAACCCAGTTGGTACAGCAGTTTCAACAGCAGCAACAGCAGGCCCAACAGGCTGCACAAGCTCAGTTGCAGCAAGCACAGTCTGCTTTTCAGCAGCAATTAAGCTCTCAGACTGACCTCATATCCAGGTTACAACAGCAAAATGTTGCCAGCCAAAACCAGTACCAAACACAACTCGCCCAATTCCAAACCCTTACAGGGCAACAAAACGCACAGATTGGATTTCTATCCGCTCAGGCCGAAAAAGCTCAAGTTAATGCCAATAATCAACTTAAAGCAGCAGCGCTCCCTGTACAAGAACAGACTCAAGACCAGCTTACTAGACAAAATCTACTAAGCTATCTTGGTGGAGCTACTGGGTTTGCACCAGACTTTAGCATGGCACAAAACCAGAACCTGTTACGCTAGGATGTGTACATACCACACATGAACCCTCTATGAGTGTACCTATACCAAAAATACAAGACCCAGCCACTAATGAAGTGTTTAACCAACTGTGGTTAAATAAGTCATCCACTAACTTCAATGTCGTGTTTCGCGGCAGTGTAACGGGTACTGGTGCTGTAGAGCTATTTGTAGATGGCATCACAGGTAAAAGAATCGTTTTGCCTCAAGACGGCTGTATAACATATCATGCTAGAATGTCTGCGATAGCGACAGACTATTCGTCTGGTGCGGGTGGCATTGCCCAAGGCTCTATAACCAATCTCAATGGCACTGTGGCTGCCGTGGCTAATGGTACAGTAACAACGTTCCCAACGTCGTCACCAGCGGTAACGTTGGCGGTAGCTGCTGACAACACCAATAAAGCCCTTACATTTACTGTGGCAGGCACAAGTGGCAAAACTCACTATTGTGAAATCACAGTAGACCTAAGTTGTGCTTCTAATCCGGACACCATAGCAACATTTAGCTAACATGAGAATATCAAAACTTTTTGGACGTATCGTTACAGAGCTAACACCGAGCCTGTACGAGACACTAACGGACAAGCCTACTCCCCAAGAGTACAAGCAAATTGCAATTACTGCCATAGGTGGTTTAGTGAAAGCTTTCAACGATGAGTGGGTCGCTGAAAATCCTCACGACAAGCCCCCTATTGAGCTACCTAAAATTGACTGAACAAGACGGGCCGATTATAGTAGACAGCGTAGCGGTGAGTGAAAAGGGGGAGCTTCCCCCCAACACAGGCCGTTTTTCGCATATGCCACTAAAAGAGCGATCGCTGGTAGACTTTTGGGCTTTTTTAGACTTAATAGAATTCAAGGGAGGGACAAAAAATTTTGCACAATTCCACAAAGAATTGGCAGATTTTGTACAACAACCGCAGACATGGACTATGGGGGTGTCTGGCCAAAACATCTTCGACAAGCTTGAAGAAATGGACAGAAGGCGTGTTGTGTTAGTACCACGCGGACATCTCAAGTCAACTTTGTGCAGTGTGGCATACGTTTTGTGGCGGATATATCGCAACCCTAATATCAGGATATGTGTTGCCACTGCAACCCAGCCATTAGCGTTACAGTTCGTACGGGAAATTAAACAGTACTTAGAAGACGAGAACTTACAGAATTCGTTGTGGAATAATCGCCCACACATCAAAGGCCGTCTTGTGCCTGTGCTTGACAAGGCAGGCGCTAAACGACGTGACCAAAAGCGTATGATGACTGAGGACGAGCACTACACCGAAGCAGAAGACAAAAAGATAGTGTGGCGATCGGACGCCATACAAGTTATCCGTTCACAGATATTGAAGGAACCAACGGTACTGGCGGCAAGTCCTGGCAGCAACATTACAGGGATGCACTATGACCTGGTTATCATGGACGACATCATCAATGATGACACGGTAGCCACAGAGCTTAAAATTGAAAAAACTCTGGAATGGACGAGAGACCTTGAGTCTGTCATCGACCCTCCACGCTTACAGTATCTCGGACAAAACCAGGGTGCTCGTGTACAGCCTAACGGTTTGTTATCCGGCTTGGATAAAGGTACCCGCAGGTTTTGGGACGTTGTGGGCGACGAAGTCTTAGTCTTGGGAACACGGTATTGCAAGGGCGATTACTATGATTACTTATTAGAAAATCAGCACGAACTTAAATATGTACTCTTTTTCCGTAACATTTATGCAAATGGCGCTGACCCTAGTGATGGCTATTTGTGGCCTGAGAAGTTTAATGATCGGACTGTCGAACTTCTTAAAATACGCCAGAAGCCTAAACGGTTTGCGTCGCAGTACCTAAACCAAATTATAGCCGAAGAAGAAATAATCTTCAGAAGAACCAATCTAAGATGGATAGACCCATCTTGGTTGGAGTTAGGCAGGGGTGTAATAAACGTTCGGTTGCCTGCGCACGTCACTGGTGATGTGTTAGACAGGACTGTGACAGTAGCTCCTATACTTTTTTGTGACCCCGCCATAAGTCAAAAGAAGACCGCCGACAATACCGTAATCATGCTTGGTGGTATGGACGAAGAAAGAAATTTGTATATGTTTGACTATCGTTGGGGTAAGATGTTGCCTAACACCATAGTTGACAACATCTTTGAATTGGCGAACAAGTATCACCTCAACTCCTGCTGGGTTGAGGTCGTCGCTTTCCAAAAAGTACTAGCGTTCATGATTAAACAGGCCGCCAACAAGTACAGACCAATATGTGTCCGTGAATTTACACCCAAGGGCGAAAAGAAAGGCCGTATAACCTCAATGCTAGAGCCGTACTTTGAAAATAGAAAAGTGTGGCTTATGAAGCATATGGCAGGTAATAATAAATTCATGGAAGAGATAGATTATTTTCCACAAGAGACAGTCTCTGATGACTTTCTAGATACAATGGCTATGATAGTAGAAAGTTGTGTCCCTACCACACGTAGAACCAACCAACGCTCAAGACATGGCTATAGAGCTTACAACCTCAAGTATGGTGGCTGTCGATGACCGACCAATTTATCACTACTGACACTAAAGGAACTCTCATCCACCGTGACCTAGACGCAGAGGTTGCTCAATATGTATGTACCCAGCGTGAGTTGTACGCAATGACCAGGCTTGAAAAAGAAGCAACATGGCTAGAGTGTTGGGGTGTGTACATAGGCAGCCCGTCTGCCGATCGATACACACGGTTGCAGCAGCTAAGAACTGTGGGCGACGTTAACAATGACTGGCGGCACAGAATAAATGTAGGCAAGGCGTTTGAAAATGTCGAGACGATACTATCATACTTACAATCTGCCTTCTTCCCCAATCGGGACTGGTTTGACGTACAACCGACACAACCAGGGTACGCGAACCTTGCGAAAGTTATCAAAAAGTTTACAGCAAACAAACTCAGTGAAGCGAATTTTATTTCAACTTGGGAACTTTTTATACGTCAGTTACTTATTACTGGCAATTCTGTTTTGGCGTTGCCGTGGCGCTTTGAAACGACCAATTGGCATAAAAAGGTCAAAGTAAACCAACTTTACGCAAGGGGACTAGACACTGACGGCGACTACGACCACAGCTATGAACTCAACAAGCGAGTACAATTTCAGCAAGTTACGGAAGAAAGAATTATTAAAAATAGCCCTGACTTTGAAGTGTTGGACGTGTTCGACTGCTACGTTGACCCCAGAGCATCTGACCCAAATACTGCAAACTTTATTAGACGAATTGTTAAGACACGAGCCGAGGTTGCCAATCTCATAGAAGCCGGATATTTTAAAGATATTGACATTCGCGTTATCGTCCCAATGGACGGGATGAACTATGAGACAAACACTGTCAACGTTAGCACGACACGTAAAAACCTGGTACGTCGATTTCAAGGCATCAATTTACAAGCTGGTTATAGCTGGACTGACACGATTGAAATATATGAATTCTGGGGAGACGTTCATCTGGACGGTGTGTCATATCACGACGTGGTGTGTACTACTATCGGTGAACACATTGTGCGGTTTGAAACTAATCCTTATTGGTGTGGAAAGCCATTTGTCATTGGTACTTACATACCTGTTGTTCATGTTCCTATGGCTATGGGTGCTATTGAGCCCAGCCTAGGCATGATACATGAGCTCAACATTATCACTAACCAACGCCTAGACAACTTGGAGTTATCCATAGATAGCATGTTTGAGATAGTGAATGACGGGACACTGAACCCGGAAGATGTGTTTACACAACCAGGTAAAGTTTTTCCGGTGGCTCAGGCAGGAACCATAAATCCGATTAAACAACCTCAACAATTCAGTATCACCTATGACGAGTCTAAGGTTTTGGAGGAAAGGATCGATAAAAATACTGGTACAGGGCCTCTCATTGGCGTTGGAACTGGACGAAGTGGAGAACGAGTTACTGCTGCTGAAATCCAAGCTACACGGGACGCGGGCGGAAATCGCCTATCGGGTACTCATAAGCACATTGAAGAAACGGCTCTTTTACCCTGTTTGCAGAAAGTCTTTAGGCTTATGCAGCAGTTTGTGTCAAACGACGAAATTGTCAAAGTTACCGGAAGCAAACCAGGAAGCTTTGACTACGTACTTATTGGCCCTGAAGAGCTTAGCAAGGACTACGCAATCACCCCAGTAGGCGCTGACTATGTGGCGGACAAGCAACGGGAAATACAAGAGCGTTTACAGTTCATACAGATTGTGTCTCAATACCCGCAAGTCGCCCAGCACATAAACTACTTGTACTTCATAACTGACTTAGCCAGACGATTTGGCTTTGAAGACATAGACCAACTAATACAAGAGGACGTGTCGTCTCAAGAGCCTGGTGTTGCACCAGAGCAAGACCAGCAGCAGGGGGGGCCAGACCAACAGGGACAACCTCCACAAATGAGTGGAGCACCGGGCGGTATAGCTCAACTAGCAGCACAAATGCACAAGATGGGCGGTCAGCCTATGGTACAAGCAATGCAAAATAACTTACATGCTGACGGCGGACAAAACATGATAAAAAATGCTTTTCCTGGTGTACAACCGGGGTTAGTTCCTCCGCCAGCACAACCACCACAACAGTAATAATGTATTATAGGAGATAAGCATGGTTACAGGTATAGAACAGGACGCACCCCCACAAGTACTAGACACATCTGAAGTGCCTGGTGCTTACGTGATGAGGCCAGCGGAAGCAAAAGTTCTGTACGGTCAAGGTGTAGAGCCTGTAGAGGAAACGGCAACAGAGCAGCCTAGCGAGCAGACCGCCACGCAGGAACAGCCAACTGACGACCTATCCTATTTAGCATTACCAGAAGATTTTGGTATAGCTACCCAAACCCCACAACCTACAATCCCAGCGGTTGCCCCAATTGTAGACACACCAGCGGCACGCGAAGCCGCCAAAGCACTAGGCTACAGCCTAGAGGACATCAACGCTTTTATAGCACAGTCAACCCAAGCAGCGCAGAAGGTCAGCCAGTACGAAAATGCTATCAGGCAACAAAGACAGCTAAGCCAATTGCAAACTGAATGGGGTGTAGATCGGGCGGAATTTCAAAACCGCATGAGCGCTATAACTGAGCGGTTCAAGAAATACGACAAGGCAACACAGCAAAGATTAGACACAGTGGAGGGAGCTAAATTGATTTGGGCATATCTGCAACAGCAACAACAACAGTCTAAGCCTAATGTGCCACAGTTCCAAAAGAGCGCCCCAAATGCTCCAACCCCAGGAACTCAACCAAAGTACATGTTTACCCAGGCTCAGATAGACTCAATGAGTAATGAGGAGTACAGGAAAAATTCAGACCGTATCCTCTACGCATATACAAATAATTTAGTTAAAAAGTAAGGTCTAGGTTATGGCATTACCAGGTGGCGCGTACGAAGGCGCTTCGATTACCGCGATTCGTGCGGATAAATTCATTCCAGACGTGTGGTCAGCCGAAATCAAGCGCTTTCGTGATCAGCGTCTGGTAATGGCTCGGACAGTGAAGAAGCTTCCGATGGTAGGCAGAAAAGGTGACGTTGTACACATCCCAGCAGTAAGCCGTATGGCTGTGTACGACAAGATTGCTGAAACTCCAGTGACACTCCAAGCTAGGACTGAAACAGAGTTTACAATCACCATTGACCGTTATAAAGAATCTTCCTTTATGCTTGAGGATGTTGTAGACATCCAAGCAGCGTATGACGTACGTGCAGAGTACACAAGGGAAGCCGGATACGCTCTCGCAAGAGACATCGATAATGCAGTACTTGCATTGCGCGCAGTCATTAAGAACAACTCCGGTCAAAACCTTTATGTCACTTCGGACGGCACGTCGGGTGGTACTAAGCAAGCGATATCAAAAGCAGCCATTTTGGCAGCGAAACAGGTACTTGATGAAGCGGACGCACCCCAAGATTCCAGAATGTTGATTGTGTCGCCCGGTCAAATGGCTGACATGCTTACCATTACTGAGTTTGTGTCTTTGGACTATCAGTCCAACACACCAACTGAGTCTGGTAAGATTGGTCGCATATATAACATTGATGTCATGATGACTACGCAGATTGGCACTAACAGTGCCACTGGGTACGTCAATGGTACAGGTAGTATTACTCAACCAACCCCCGGTGTTGTTGGTTCTCCGTACTTGCCGTCTCAGGACACTTACGGCACTGGACTAGACACAGCTTTTGCGTCTGCTATGTTGTGTCATCCGGATTGGGCCATTTTGGCTATGCAGCAAGACCCACGGATTGAGCACAGTCGGGAAGTTCTATTCCAAGCTGATGTTTTAGTGGCAACCCAAATCTATGGTACTAAAGTGTACCGTCCAGACCACGCGGTAATTCTGAATACCGCTCCTTGAGGTGAAATATGGGAGCCGAGCAAATATTGCTCGCTGCAATTAACATTTTGCTGGGTGGAGTGACAGTTAAAATAATAGACTGTATAATCTCCCAGGCAAAACTAAAAACAGACGACGCTATGGCTTTGCGGCAAGAATTGTGGACAGAAGTTCACAAGAACCGCGAAGCCTTAGTCGCATTAGAGCATGAAGTAGACACATGGAAAGATAAGTACTACTCTGTTTATCAGAAACTAGGAGAGGTACAACTCGAACTAGACAAGCTAAAATCAAAACAGTAGTGTATGGAGTACACATATGGCAGGCACAGTACCAACAAGTGTGGGTGGGTTTGGAGACCCTAACCCAGAGTACCCACTAGAGCGTGTACCAGACAGGTACCCAAAGCAATTTAAGTACCAAGCAAACATCGGAATGGGTACAGACGGGCAGTACCAATACACACTAGAAACGTCCGTTCCTATGGCTGAAAGACGCGAACGCCCAATCACCGAAAGCGAAATTTATTCGCCATTGCGTGAAGGCGACATTGCACCTCCTGGAGACCCAATCAAAGGCCCCCGGAGACAGTGATGAGCTATTCGTGTAAGACGTTAGAACCTCCGCCCGAAAAAATACTTCCCATAGGTGCTCGTGTTCGTAGCCCTGGGGGAAGTTTCACATATGAGATACAATCACCACCATTCTGTCGTATTTTTTGGGGCAATGGCAAACCTGAGCCTAACGCCTACGAATCTGCGTGGTACAAGGACTCAAACGGAAAGTGGAAGAAAGACCACCCAAACTACGTATCCTACATGGTGGTAGTGCCCGATTGCAGAAACCCAAGGCCTTTTGAGTGGACTCCAAACGATTTTTACCACTATGACTGACCTAGACCTGAAGAGCACTGAGCTTGTAGAGCTTGCTCTGTACGACATAGAGAAAATGAAAAAGGCTATAGAGTACGGTAACTTAAGGGTTGCGGAACCACTAGCTAAGGGTGTGATAAACAGGATTATTTTATTTTTTGGAAAGAACGGAATAGTTTTATGACTATCTACAAAACATTGGACAGGAAAGA